TATTCTCAACGGCGATGGCAGCGTGCTGTACAACCTGTACAACGAATTCGGCCTGACCCCGAACCCGGAAGTCAATTTCAACCTGGACAAAACCAACCCGTCCAGTGGCGAACTGCGCAGGAAATGCGCCGAGATCGTGCGCACCGTTGCCAACCACCTCGGCGGCGTGGCCGTCGGCAACATTTACGCGCAGTGCGGCGATGCGTTTTTTGATGACCTCATCGCCCACCCGGAAATTGTCGAATCCTACAAAGGCACGCCGATGGCGCAGGTGTTGCGGGAAGGGTATGTCACCCCGAACGGCACCGTTTACGGTGTATTCGAGTTTGGCGGGATTATCTGGGAAAACTATCGCGGCGCGGTTGGCGGCACCCCGTTCATTCACCCCGACAAGTGCCATATCTTCCCGACCGGCGTACCGGGGTTGTGGCGCACCGTCTATGCGCCCGCCGATTACGAAGAAACCGTCAACACCACGGGCCTTCCGCGCTACGCCAAGCAGTACTCCAACCCGAACGGCAAGGGGCGGCATCTGGAAGTGCAGATGAACGCACTCAACTACTGCACCCGCCCCAATACCCTGATTCAGGGCAAGCGCAAGTAAGCCGTTGTTTGCGCCCTCTCCCGTGTGCGGGAGAGGGCAGGTAAGTGAGGGATTTCCGGGACGAACAACTCATGAGGCCAACACCATGTATCACAGGAGCCAACGGGTGAATCACGAAATTACCAACGCCGTTGCTGCGGCGACCGCAAAAACCACCCCGGCAGTGGCTGGTGCGATGTGGACAGCCGATACGATTGTCACCGCATTTACGGTAGGTTACATCGTGTTGCAGTCCGCGTATCTCATCTGGCGCTGGCGGCGTGAGCGGCGCGAGAAACGGGACGCAGCATGAACGTCAAACGCCACGCTATCGGTTGGGGCAGCGCCATGACCGTCCTTGCACTCACCGCGCCGCTGGTGATGCGCTGGGAGGGCAATCAAAATCGCCCCTATCTTGACCCTACCGGCACCTTGACCGTGTGCTACGGGCATACCGGCCCGGACATCATTGAGGACAAAACCTATACCAAGGCCGAATGCGAAGCCCTGCGCGATGCCGATCTTGCTGCCGCAAACGCCATCGTCAACCGCTGTCTGTCAATGCCCAAACTGCCGCAGATCGAAGCCGCGCTGACCTCCGCCGCGTTCAATATCGGCCCGAGCGTGGTGTGCGGTTCCACCCTGCAACGCAAGGCGCAGGCCAACGACTGGCCCGGCGCATGCGCCGAGCTTGACCGCTGGCGCTATTCCAAAGGCCGCGAACTGCGCGGCCTGACCCTGCGCCGCGCTGATGAGCGTGCGTTATGTGAGGGCAGACAATGATCCGCCTAAAAACCCGCCTGATAACGCTTGCCACAGCACTGTTCGTCGCCGCAGCATTTGTCGGTGGCTGGCAGATTCGCCACCTCTCCGCACAACGTGAGAGCGCACGGCATGAAGTCGCGTATGCACAAGCATTGGCCGATGCCATCCGCAACACCCGGGCCATTGAACAGCAACTATCTCTCGCATTGCTTGAAATTGGAGAGCAGTATGAACACGCAAAACAACAAGCCGTATCCGTGGAAGCTGACGTTATTGCTGCCCTGCGCGCTGGTCATCTGCAGTTGCGCCGCGAATGGCAACGTTGTGAAACCAACCGTGTGTCCGATATTGCCACCACCACCGCCGAGCGTGATGCAATCGCCGCAGATCGAGATGCGCTTGCGGCAGCTATTGTTCGCACCGGACGCGACGCCGATGACCACATCAAAGCCTGCCAGACCGTAATCCGTGCGTATCTGGCGGCGACATCGGGAGGCGCGTCGTGATCAAAATCGAGATTGATCCGGGGCACGTTTTCCAACGCGAATTTACCGCACTGGAACAAAAAAACCTGCCGTTTGCATTGCAGCAAACCGTCAACCGTACCGCTGATGAAATCAAACGAGCATGGGAAAACACAGCACAGCGTGTATTTGATCGTCCGGTTCAAATGACCCGCCGTGCAGTAATGGTCAAAAAAGCACGGTATACGCGCAATGCATCAGGTGCTCGAAAAATTGAAGCAGCACAGGTCTATATCCGTGATGAAGCGCATAAAGGCACCCCGCCTGCGAAATACCTGCTCGCACAAGTCTACGGTGGCACACGCCGCGCGACGGGGCTGGAAGCAGGTCTGCAACGTATTGGCGTGTTGACAGGGAATGACCGTACTGTATTAGGCAAGGGAGCATCTACCGACGGCAGTGGCAATATCCGCTCTGGCGTGGTCAAACAAATCCTCTCGCAACTGCACGCGCAGCGCGATTCCTATGCAAATGAATCTGACGTCAGCCGGGCGCGCCGTCGCAAACGTTATGCACGGCAAGGTATTCGTGGTGGTGAATATTTCGTCGTACGCGGCAGAGGTCAGCGCGGCTATACCATGAATCGTGATGGAAGCGCCCGGCGCAGCTCACTGCATCCGGGGATTTATCAGCGGTTTTCCAGTGGTTTCGGTTCCGGCGTACGCAGTGTATTTGTGTTTGTAAACGGTGCAACCTACCGCCCGCGTTACGACATTTTCAAAATGGCGCAGCGTGAGTGGAACCGGCTCATCCCCTTGTTCTTTGATCGCGAATTGAAAAAAGCGGTCGAAACGTCCATGTTTCGGGGGCGCAGATGAACCAGAACGAGTTCATGCAGGCGTATTTCACCGGCGCGCTGGATGCCTTCGCTCGCGTCGGATTGGCCGATGCCGCGACTTTCAAGCCGCGTAACGGTACGGAGATCACCTGCACAGTCATGATCGACCGAGATGTGCGCGAGTTTGCTGATAACCCGACACCGCTCGGCTACCCGCGTGTGCTGGTCACACTGCCGCGCAGTGATATTCCCGCTGCCGCTGTTGGCGATACCGTTTCCCTTCCTGCGACCGGCGAATCTTGGTTATTGGAGCAGCGCATCGGACAGGATGAAGTCATGAGCCAATGGGTGATGCGTGATGTCTGACACCTGGCTCTCACCCCGTCAACGCATGTGCAAGGCCATTACCGAACGCCTGTGCAAAATCCGCATCACTGACGGTTTTCACACCGATGCCGGGCTGGATGTGGTGCTCGAACCGTTGCCTGCGCTGGCCGAGGATGGACGCACGTTCATTGTGGTGGTGTGGTCGCAACAAACGCGCCCCACAGACCCGGCGATCATGCGCACCCATCGCCTGACTGCATTTGAGGTCATCGCCCGCGTCCCCGCCGCACAGGGCGAAGCGCAGCAACAGTTGGACGCCATTACCGCCGACATCGAACGCGCGATGGCCGCTCCACTGCCTTCTTGGCCGTCTGGCCATACCGCCCCACAGTATCACGAAGCAAAACCAATGCCGACCGAGTTCGGCAGCGGCTACACCGGCGTGGGTATCACCTACCACAGCCATATTCCCATCCACTGATTCCACCATCGCGGAGAAACTCCCATGCAATCCCCTGATTACAGCTACCTCGGCAGCGGTCTTGTGCTGATGAAAGAATACGGCGCAGCCGCCCCGTTCGTGTCCGTTGGCAACTGCTCGGCGTTGAGCTTTGCACCGCAGGTCAATACCCTGCAATTGAACGACCACACCGCTCCCGGCGGCGCGGTGCGCAACCGGGTTGACCGCATCAACGATGTGCAGTTCAGCCTGACCTTTCACGATTTCAACGCCGAGAATTTTGCCCGTTTCCTGCGTGGTACCAGTGCGGCGAAAGCGGCAGGAACAGCCATCGACACCCAAGTACTCGCATTCAAAGGTGGTTTTACACCACTGCCGAATATCGCCAGTGCGATCACGTCGGTCAAGGCCGCCAGTGGTAATACCACTTATACCGCTGGTACGGATTACGAACTGGTCAACGGCGGGCTGTATATTCCCGCGACCAGCATCATCGCCAATCCCAGCGGTACCACGGCCAATCTCAAGGTCAGCTATCAGTATCAGGCGCAAACCACCACCCAGGCGTTGGTGCAACCCGCCGGGAATTACACGCTGATGTTTGCGGGTCTGAATGAAGCGCGCAGCGGAAAACCGGTACAGATCACCGCGCATAAAGTCTCAGGCGGCGTCATGTCCAATCTCGGACTGATCGGCGAAGAATACGGCGCGGGGGAGGTCACCGGCTCGCTGATGACCGATACCGCGCAGGCACCGGGCCTGTCGCAGTATTTCCAGATCGTGGTGGTGGATTGATGGACAGCACCATGACTGACGATGAACTCGACATTCTTGACCCGCCTGCCACAAGCGCGATGTATCGGGGCGAACCGCTCAATCTGAAACCGCTGACCGTCGGCGCGGTACCGCCGATTTTGCGTCTGGCGAGGCCGGTGATTGACGAGATATTGAATCTCGAAAAGATCCCCGATGATGCCACCGGAGAACTGCTCGATTTCGCCATTACCATGATCGACCGCCACGGCGAAGCACTGTTTTCCGCCGTGGCACTGGCGATTGGCCGTGAGCGGGAGTGGGTCGAAGGTGGCGATATCAGCGAATTTGTCGATCTTGTACGTGCACTGGTCGCGGTGAACCGGGATTTTTTCGTACAACGCCTGTTGCCCCTGCTCAACGTGCAGCAAAAGGCACAGGCAAATGGAACTGGGCCGACACCTTCCAACTCCTCATCGAACGCGGGCACAGTCTGAGTGATATCCGTGGCTATACATTCGCTCAATTACGTGCATTCACCCACGCCGCCGAACGCGCGCGGCGGCGGGCGCTGCGTGATGATTCAGTCAGTGCGCGCGCCGCGCAATATGACAAACGCGATTGGACAGCATGGTTACAGCAGCTGGAATCTTGAATCATGAACACGCCTGCCAGTTTGCGAGTCAAAATTTCTGCCGATTTGGCCGATATCAAACAGGGCCTTGGATTATTGCGCGGGGAATTATCAACGCTCAAAAAGCAGGCGGCCAATGCATTGCCCGATACCCGTCAATTTGAGGCGGGTTTGGGTCGTTTGAAGACAGCACTGATCGGGATTGGCAGTGTAGTATCAGCCGCCAGTGCGGTCGTGTTATTCAAGAGCATCATCAGTGAAACCGGAAAAGCCGAGGGGCAGTTGGCGCAATTGCGCGCAGCGCTGGAATCGACCGGACAGGCGGCAGGTTTCAGCCAGTTGCAATTGATGGAGATGGCGCAGCAGATGGCGGCGGCGACCACCCACAGCAGCAACGATATTATCGAAGCCCAAACCCGGTTATTGAGCTACAGCGGCATTGTCGGCGAGCAGTTTCCGCGTGCATTGCAACTGGCGATTGACCAGTCCGTGCGTTTGGGGCAAAGCGCCAGCGCCGCCGCCGAGGCAGTGGGGCGCGCACTGGAATCGCCCGCGACCGGCGTTGCTTCACTGACCCGGCAGGGATTTCGATTTACCCAAGCGCAAAAGGACATGTTGCGCGAATTGGAAAATACCGGGCGGTTGGCAGAAGCACAGGCCATCGTCATGGACGTGATGGAAGAATCGTACAAAGGCGCGGCGGAGGCGGCGCGCAAAACCCTTCCGGGCGCATTGCAGGCGCTGCGCAATGCGTTTTCCGATCTGTTGGCTGGTGGCGATGGCGGTGGATTGGGACAGGTGACAGTCGCGGTCAATCATCTGGTCGAACTCCTGCGCTCGCCTCAAACCCGCGCCGCGTTTTCCGAGTTGGCCGACAGGGTATTGCGCGTTGCCGGTGCATTTGTGGAATGGTTCGCGCAGAACGGAATCGGGTATATCACCTCACTCGCCCACGCGGTGGCGGTGGTGATCAAACACCTGGACGTATTGGCGGTCGCGCTGGGCGTGCGCCTGGGCCTGGCCGCCGCCAGCACTTTCCCGGTGCTGCTCGGATGGGTGACCAAACTCTGGACAACCCTGCGCACGGCCACGACGGCGGCAGTGACGTTGCGGGGAGTATTGATTGCACTCGGTGGCCCGGTCGGAATTGCCATCGCGGCACTGGCCGCAGGTATGTACCTGCTCGGAAAACGCACCGACGATGCCCGCGAAGCCGCCGAAAAGCACGCCGAAGCACTGGCCGAAACAGAACGCCTCTCGCGCATCAGCGCCGTTGCTGCACGCGACAACGCCAAGGAAAAACTGGAAGAAGCGCAGGCGCACATCAAAGCCGCGCAGGCGATATTGCAAGAGGCCGAAGCCCGCTTTGAAGCCGCGCAGATGGTCAACCGGCAGGCCGGGATGTTTCAGGGGGAGGCCGGGCTATTCGGCACGAGATACGCCGAAGGTGAGGCCGCGCGCCGAGTCGTCAAATCCCGCGAGCGTCTGCAACAGTTGATCGGGCAAGCGGTCG